CACTCCCAACAACCGAGAACTGTCTAGTGGTTTTTCCGGAAGCTAAGGGTGATAGATCTAAGTTGAGTTCTTGTAATACTTTCATTTTTGAATTTATTTATTTACTACTTTCTGAGACATCAGCGCCAACACTAAATAACTCGATTTTACCCGTAGAATTATTAACGAAATTAACACTAGCGTAATAACCTAACAAACTACTTGTGTTTACCCGTTTGTCTTTAACAAAGGAAATGAAATCACCCTTCATAGGTCCACTAGTAACAATAGCATTGTCATACTCAATAGTAATAGAGTTCCCTGAAATGCTTACTATTGGTCCTAAAACACTAGTACCACTTACCTCGGCATTATCAAAACCACCAAGTGGCGTTCCATTTGGAGTGAAATAAACAATGTCCCCAACCTGTGCGGATACGTTTAAGCCATCAAAATCTAATTGTACTTGTACTATTGCCATTTCTCTTTATTTGTTTATTAATTGCTAACTAGCGCCACAAGCAGCATTACAGGCGGCTAAAGAATTATAGTTAGTGGTACTAGGGTTACAAGCGGGTCCATTACAAGTTCCACATGTTTGACAACCACTACCACAAGGTAGTATAGGCTCATACGATGGGTTAGTCGTACCGTAATAACAACTACCATCATCACAAGTAGCAGATGCATCATAGTTACACGCGGTAGAATCAGTACAGCCGTTAACAGCAAAAGCGTTAAAACAATCTGTATGCGGAGTGAAGGTAAACGCTGACCATAACCCACACGTAGGCGTTGCTCCTCCAACCCCACTAGCAGCACCACCGTAAACGACTCCACTAACTGTAGAGGTTACTTCCACCGCATATTCAACAGTTGAAAGGTACAATGGTTGGAAAACAAAGTTTGAACCACTAGTACTACTTGGACCCCATGGATAAGGGTTGTTACCACTTCCGGCTCTGTTACCACCAAAAATAGCACCTCCAGGATCATTTTGCCAAAATACTTGGCTCGGAGTTATGTCATGCGTATGTTGTAATGTCCATTGGCAACCGTTGTTTCCACAACCAGGGCCTTGTTGTTTTCTATATAGGTTGACTGTAACTTTGTCACCACTATTAGCATTATACTGTGCCATAGTTGATGGTTGCATCTGTATGGTTAGCCCAATATCACGCTCATTTGAGTTGGATAGAGGGTAGCTAGCAACATAATGTTGTTCAGTGTCGCTATTAGATGTTGACCCAGTGTAGTAATAGATAGGACCCGTAGCTGGATCACCAATCGTAGCCCCTGCAAAACCAAACACGCAAGAACCATCAGAAGTTTGTGCATTAGGGTCATAGTTACATGCGGTAGAGTCTGTACATCCAGTAGTACCATAATCACATATACCTAGTGGCCAGATTGTAGCGCATGGTCTGTAGTTATTAGCGGCATACCCAGTTTCACTACCCAAATTATCCACACAATTAGGCCAAACACAGGGAGTGCCTAGCGAATCAACGCCGTTAATGTTGGGGAATAATCCGGGACTACTATCCATACACCCACTGAAATCACAACTACCATCGTCCACCACCGTTGTCTGTCCATTAGGAGTGGTTAAGTAATTACACGCAGTAGCATCGGTACAACCATAGATAGTGTAGTCACAACAATAGTCACCGAAACCAGTAGCGCTGTTCCCATCACCACACTCAATAGTACAGGGCCCAGCAATTAGTGTTCCGGGCTGCAAGCATGGGTTAGTGTTAGATGTATTCATACCAATATTTGTTGCGCCAACCCCCATACATCCAGCGCATGTGGTGTAGTCACAATTTCCTGACAATTGGACAGTAGCCGATGAATCATAATTACAAGCTGCTGAATCTTGACAACCATATATAACAATTGGGGTGGTTCCAACTATATTACCCCCAACAGAGTAACTACAAGCGGATGCTGTACCGCCACCTATAACTGTGGCAGTGTAAGTTCCGGCAGGTAGGTTATAAAATAAGACTGAATTAGTAGATGGAAAGCCCCCTAGTTGTTGTCCAAGAGCATATGTAGTGTAAACATTACCATTACCATCTTCTAATTCGAAAGTGTAACTGAGATAAGGACCATAAGTATCCCACTCCACCGCCACTTGACCATTACTGGCCCCAAGGCTGGTTTCTCCGGCTGAGGTCACCACTATCGGCGTACCAGAGTATGCACCTCCACCACTCGACCAATCACACCAAATACAAGAACCATTGGTGCTGCTATAATCTGGGGCAGAAAGATTTAATTGGTCGTATAGAGCTAAGGGATCATAATTACTCGCTGTAATATCCATACACCCATTACCGATACATGAACCATTATCTTGTATGCCGTACGTACTAGCTGTCGGAACATATAGTATCGATGAAGATGGGAAACCACTATTACCCCAACCGCTCCAACCGTAGTTACTTGCTAGTGTGTTGGTACAACCAAGCCAAGTACAACTTCCATCATCGGTGTTAGCCGCTGAGTCGTAGTTATCAGTATTCGGGAGCATACAGCCATATGCAAAAAGAATACAACTACCATCATCTGAGTTAGCTAATGGATTATAGTTTGTAGCCGTAGAATCAGTACAACCAAATACCCAAGGCACGCAAGAGCCATCATCTATTATGTTGTTACCACTATTATAAGTGTACGCCGTAGCGCTGAATGGGGTTGGGTTTACCATAGTCCCGTTATTAACTGTGCAACCACTCCATACGCAAGTGACACCATCATCTTGTGTAGCTGTAGCATGCCAGTTGTAAGCGTCAGGTTCCATGCATCCTAAAACAAAAGCAACGCAAGAACCATCATCAATAGTTGCAAAAGGATAGTAGTTTGATGCTGTAGAATCTGTACATCCCGAGATTGGAGTTAGTATTGGGTTCACTTTTAGAATACCAAGCCCCTGAACAGCTAAGCTTGCTTGATCAAAAGTAGAGCTGCCAACCTGTAAATATTGCCCGGCTAGTTGGATATCCTCCCCTTTTATGTAATTAAACCACTTTCCTTCTTTTTCAATAAATTCATCTATAGTTCCGGATTCCTTATTTGTAAATATAGAGCTTACATGCCAACCTTTTTTATTAGTTAAGTTGTGGTAGTTTCCATCCGTAAGTCCAGTTGAAGCATCTATTAAAAATCTCTTCACTTTGGATTGACTACCCTCGTAATTTATAGTATTAAAAGATTTTACGCTCCCAGGAACGTCGTTTAAAATAACATTAAATAAAGATTTGTCAAACTTACCATAAAAAGTGTTTCTCCCAAATTCCACCATCCACTGGTCAATCTGCTCTACATTATGTTGCCACAACCTCCCATTCTTTAAAGTGTAATATTCATTCGCACAACTAATGCCATTTTCAGGAATGAAAGATTTAAAACTTACCCAACCCTTTACGTCTTCTCTAAATGAAACAGTCTTAGGTTTGTACGTAGTTCCGTTGGGAGTGTTGAACTTTCTATCTATTAGAGTTATATTATATTCGTCTTTCTTGTCATCGTAACTACCAATAAGTCTATTTGATAATTTTAAGTTATCTCTAAACCAATCTTTCATCCCGTGGTCAGATATCGGCGTTAGCCCATCCTTCGATAACCTCATTACAGTACCCCTTACTTTATCGGTAAAGTAAACTCTATAAGCCTCTGACGCAAATGATTCAGGGTTTTTAGATATACCATGATCACCACTGAAAGGTATCGCTTGTCCCAATACATTCTCAGTAGCTGTTAATTGTGTATTACCATTAGCATTATACAAAGCGTCTTTGTTGGCAAGAATCTTTAAGACTCTATCTTCGCATAGTGTTATTAAGTCACCGTCAGCCGTTGATCTCGAGTGTAGTTTTTGTATACTACCATATATGGGGTTTACATCCTTAGTTATCTTTTCGGCTTGTATGAATTGATTTAAGTTATTTACCCCCGACACTGAGTTATAAATACCAGAGTATATTAATCCATACTCTCTACGTTCTTCTTCGTATCTAGACTCTGACCTACTAGATACTTTAACTCCATTTGAAATAAAGGGTAGGTTAAAATTATCTCTAATTCTATTTGATTCTACTCCATTTCCAAATGAATAACAATTGTGCCAATTTAAGTGATAGTTAGAGTTGTATAGGTCTGATTTCAACCTAAAGGTGTCTAACCCATATATATCAGAAACTTCAACTCCGAAATAAGATCCATCCGGTTTGATTATATGGAATATATCACCATCTTCAATACCAGCTGTGCCAGTAGCACAAACCGCTGGGAATATACATAGATTTTCAGATAACTGTATCTTATTTCCATTGTTGGAAATGTTATCTATCACATGTAGATCAGCAGATCCCCCACCATTATTACATGTAACCCTAGATCCTATTGGAATTGCAGTTTTTATAGTCTTTTTATCCAACCTCAATGGGTTTCTACCACTAATCTCATGGTATATGTCTAAATCACTACTGTCTTTTGGTTCGGTTTCCCATATCGCCGGGTCATCTGGTAGGATTGACTCTGCGATAATATCCTCTACGAATTGGAGAGTGTATCCAACAGCTGCCATTCCGTTTGAAGTTGAGGTTGGAGCGTTGTAGTCATTTATATTTTTTGCGGAATTTTCACTCAACCCGTTAAATATTGGTTGTTTGAAAACTAATTCGTCATTCTGAGAAATACTGAGGTTCACTGTGGTATTCTCATACCCAACAAACGTTATTGTCACGTTAGTGCCATCATCACTAAAGTCATCAACCAAAACACCAGGACTTAAAGAAGTATAACTGCCACTTGTTCCGTATTTAGTTAGGATCATACCTCTAGCTATAGGCCACCTCTTATTATATGTAGGCCCAACCGTTTGTGTTCCGCTATATGACGTCCAAAACTGAAGGCTAGGCACTTTTACGGTAAATCCAACGCTAGCAGCAGCTGTTGTTAGTGGGGTTATCACAGCGGTATTTGTCGGGTCAAGTACGTAGCTGTCCACCACTATCGAACCTGCGATGGCATCACCAATCCCAGCAACAGTGGGGTTCCAGCTCGAGTGTGAAGGTGTACATTTGAATCTATAGTTTTTCCTAAAGTTTTCTGGCCTCTCGTGAGCCGCTACCCATCCCTCAACCCAGCTATTTGGTTCGTAGTTAACCCTATTGTACTCTGTTGTGGCGTCAAATATAGTGTAAATAGTCCCCGTTGGATCCTCTTGCCACTTAAACCTCGATCCGGAAACCATTTTTTCTATCCAAGGTGTCAAGTGGTGGTAGTGAGCCATGTTGCTACTTTGAAGATCCCACATATCCGTTCCTGGCCAAAAGTTATCATGATAGCCTCCTTCAATAGCTACCGCTTGCCCGAGGTTATTATATCCAGTACCATAAGTCCCGCCTGAGACATTAATACCACTAGGGACTATTGGCCCAAAGCTCAAGTCTATTTGACTTTGAGGGATGGATGCTAGTGGGTAATCGTGTATACCGACTCCACTGGTGTTAGTGTTATTGTTGTTGGGATTCCCAGCTCTTCCAAAATCATACTTATTGTCTGAGCCATGAGTGGCTGTTGAAAAACCCTCATCTATAAACCAAACATCATCCCAATCAGCACCCCTTGCCTTCAAAGTGTTCCATTGGCCATAATAAGTGTTTCCATCACAACTAAAACTTTGTGCCGTACCTGAGTTAGCTACTTGGTCCCCAGTGAAATAAGCTGTGTAGTATTTCCAATTGTGACATTCTATTGCGTGAGAATTATGAGTGCAATTACAACCGATACCGTCAGAAGGGTTAAGCGGGTTACCGTCACCGAACACCATAGAGTTCGCTTGGGTGTGAACACCTTTGTGGTTGGCTGATAATAGGTATATTTTTTTCTCGTCAAGTATTCTGTACTCAGTCGTGGCTGAAAGAGTGGTCATAGCGCCATCGAAAGCATCATCCGCATATATCTTGACAAAAAACCTACCATCAAACTGAGGCTTACTCTCAACTACATACTTGTAGAATGTTATTGTTGTTTGATCATTTACCTCCGTTGGCATATTACCACTAGGGTCATTAGAAATAAAATTAACGTCAGTTCCAAACTGCTTTTCTAGGGAAAACTCGTAAGTTGAAGTGCCGGAAACATAAGGATCTTGTGTGGATACCGTTGATATACGATACCTATCAGAAGTCGTCCCTGAAGATAGGTTTCCAAACTCAACATATATCGGGTCTTTTATATTAGCAATATTCTTAAGACTAGAACCCTGAAATGGATCGGCATCCATGGTAAAAGAGGTGCGTCCAAGCCCGGGACACCCATCAAATGTACTGCCAAAAATATCAGTTGGAGTTGATGCTGCTAGGTCATGTACGAGTCTACCTATGTTCAATCGCGTAGTTCTAATGAACTCTGGGGCCTCATCCTCAATAGCTATAATTTTATACCTAGCCTCATCAGTTACCAATGAGTTAGAGTCGGGTCCTTTTTTAAGGATTAAAAATGTATCTATATCAATCTTGTTCCTATCGGTTGATGGGAAAGCTATCCAAAAGTTGCGATCCTCTGCATCATAAAACCTATCCATAGCTATATTGTAGTACTCACTTGATGTTTCTTTAATAAAAAACTTATAGTACCTGAGGTTATCAGGGGTCAACTGCCCTCTGAACCCTACTTTTAACTTGTTTGCCCCTGATGCCATCTCTTTCTCCAGCCTAAAAGCACCAGTTGGATTTGAAAGTACGGGTGTTTCTCGACCATATTCATCACTAAAAACAACCCCCAATTGATATTCCCTAAGGGCTTTTATGGATTTCTTAGAAGTATTGTCATACTTGTCATTAACTATTGATGATTTGAACTCTGGATAGAAGTTTTTAAGGGTGTTTAAAGCTCCAATAGTTAAATCGTAGTTCTGTAAATAGTTTCCATATACTATCCTATTACCAGTTACTTCTTGTGCTAAGGCTTTTCTAGGGACGTTGTCCCAGGGTCTTAATAATTGATTTTCAGCCACCACAGCGTATATAGTTTCGTTAGTTAGATTGTAGGAGTTTTTATCCCAAAAATTACTAACGTTTCCCACTAATATATCATCTTGTGGCTTTAGAGTGTCTATGACGTATATGTTAGGACTGCTGTCCTCTTTATACAACAAGTCGACCTGCACAACATCTAACGGTATATCATTCGCTATATAATCCATTAAATCTATGTTGGTGACTCTATTCGTCATCCCTACATTGTACCCCTTTTTAGGGTGGTAATCAAGAGCACCTGGCATAAAAGCCGGCTCTGTAAATGGACCATAAGAGGAATATTCGTTGTCCTCATACTTATACCTGTAAGAAAATCTTGGAAATTTAAACTCAAACAGTTTTTGTGATTCATCAAATCTGTCTATCACGTAATGCAGAAATCCTCCTACCCCAGCTACTGGCGGATTACCAGCTATTGAGGATATTTTTATTTGTACTCTTACGGGACCGATAGCACTGTCAAAATTATTTCCCACCCAAGTATCAATAACTCCTTTTATAGCAAATGATGTGACGGGTAACTGAGATACACCCGTGCCCACGTCCTCTGTTAATACAACTTTTGTTCCCTCCTCCCATTCTAAATCAAATGCAGTATTTAATAACACATCACTAACCACCTCCATTTTTATAACATCACCAACCTCAAGTGAGGAGAAATCGTAAAGCCCTGCTGAAAGAGAGCTACTAACATATGAAGACACATTTGGAGCAACACCATCGTCAATAGTAACTATTCCAGAGTAATTCTTATCTTCGTCTCTATCTGTATTTAAAGTAACGCTTAGCGGTGTGGTAGGAGATTTCCTTATAACAGTTATGTGTTCTTCCAGTGTATCAATACCACTGTAAATGTCTACTCCTGTAGCTTTGTTTATAAGCTTAGTATGCACTAGTCCGCTAGGATTAGTCCCTTGTATCGATCTTGATATGTTTATTTTTTTAGGCTCAGTATTATTATCTGTCCAAAACAACATGTCGTCTAGAATATTGATACCAGTAATAAGGGTTTCGGGGTTGAACCCTAGTATACTTTGTTGAAAAACAATGTGTGTTGTGAGTTGGTCTAATTTTATTTGCCAACCGTTGCTAGTAAAGAAATTCTTCACCATCAAATCATCTTGCCACCAAGTGAGTAGGTATATGTCCTCTGATAACGTTAGTATACAATGCTCTCTTGATGTTCCGTCACTATGTATCCAAGTCCCGACTACCTGCTTATCCATAACAGTAACACCACCATACTTCTCGTGATAACCCTCTAAAAAATTAACAGACTCAGACGTCCATGGGTTTACTCCCCACATGCTGATTCTGTCTCCCAATCTAATCCTACCACCATCATAAACCTCAAACTTAAGACCGTTACCACTTGTTGGTGACTGGCTATTATAGCCCAAACCATTACCGATATTAAACCCAAGTGCTGTTGAGGGGCTACCTGGGAATTGTTGCGCGACAGCTAAGTCGAGCTGTGTTTCTGGGGCACTATTAACAACCCCACTTTGCAACGTTACAGTAACGCCAGCTTCGTCAATAAAAACAGGCGTTACAGTAGAATCCTCGTACCTATATATAGCGTTTATCCTTTGTTTTGTACTAAAATTTGATTTTAATAATAATTGTGGTTGGCCCCCTAGCCCATTTAGTATTGATGGCCAAAATAAATTACCTTGGTGGTTTTGTCCGTTTACAGGGAATATCTCTGGATTTTCACCTCTATAAGCACTTTCAAAAGTACTAGTTGTCGTGAACCAATAGGTTGCGTCATTCTTCTCATCAGATATAGACCCTATACACGTGGCAGGGTTGCTTATATTTAATTGCCCTTCGATTATTTTATTTCCCAATACATTTTGGATGGTTCCCACGCTGGATCCATCTGACGTAGAAACCTGTATGTTCATTGCATCTCTATACTCTCCGTTGGGAACAAGTCTTTCGTCTACATCCTTGTTCATTTTACCACCGGTAAACTGATGTTTAATCTCTGGCATGTACTAGTGTTTTATTTGTTTAGATTTACCCCTTAGAACTTGTGTGAGCTCCTCTAGCTTTAGGCTTGATAATCTTAATTTAGCGGTTCTTATTGCGGCAAACCTTTCTTTCTTAAGTCTATTGACTTGGTATTCCGGAACATTTGCTTTTCCTGACAGAATAGCGTGTGATATCCATTTGTACATCGCTTCTTCAGCAAACTTGTGAACCTGCATCTCTCCATCAGTACCAAGACTATCGCTTATGTAATCTAAGATCACAGTTTTACCGGCAATGTTAGAGCTGAAGTGTATTTTCCCTGAGACACAGTCTATGTAAAACGACCCATTAGTTTGAGCATGTTGAGGGTCAAGTCCGTACCTACTTCCATCAAGTGGCCAATAAGTATCACCCTGGTAGTTATCTCCATTTTCAGGTGAGGTTCCAGACTTGTATTTTGACCAAGTAGTTGAATCGTTAGAGTCTACTATCGCACCACCATCAGATATACCATAGTTACCATCATTATTGATATTTACCAATAAAAAATCTTTAATACGCACTGTCTTAGCATCAGCGTGCCCGTTCTTAAGTTCAACTACTAATGTCATAGTATTCAAACTATTGTTTTGAGAGGCATCAAAAGTGAATTCAATAGGGGCTTGGGGACCGATACTAATTAGTGAATTATTTCCATTAACAGCACCTGTTTGGATTGCTGGCCTGTAAGAGTTACTACCACCAAGTGCTCCAGCTAAATAAACCCTAGATGCTCCGGCAGTACCATCATCAATACCAACAACATTCCAAGATAATTGATAAGTTTGCCCGTCTACCAACGTGATAGGCGTCCTAGCACGCGGTTTGTTTTGGGTACCAAGCCCATTACTAGTAATTAAAAGGCCATCGTTAGATGTAGTATAACTTAACTGTGTCCCAAGAGCGGTGCTATCAACACCTTGTATGAACCAATTGTCCATGCTATCTTGGAAACCCGGGTTTAATACTAAATTTGAATAATAAGTCCCATCTGTATTTTGATTAATTTTCGTGGGATTTGAAGTTTTTGACGTGGGATATAACAAGTGTTTTACACCAGTGGAATCCACCCAACTAACCTTAGTGTAATTCACATAATCCTGGGGGAGTATCATTTGGAGTGATGATGGAACCGAAATCTCCTGGGCTTTACAGGATTTCAATGTGTCAAAAGACAACTCCGCCAAACCCCTTTGGGCATGGAAAGCTACATCAGTTCTATTGGCGTTTCTAATCAATTTATCCTCGCCTACGTATATCACCATAAACTGGCTTATAATATCATCTAAAGAAACAAATTGGTACTTACCGAAATCATTACCACTGTAATACGTTTGTGGAGTTTCATTTATTAATCCCATTTATTTATTGTTTTTCTTGTTGTTGTTGTGATTGCTCTTGTATTTGACCTGCCCTCATGATGTCTAATTTACCCATTGAAATACCAGCAAGTTTTAATATTTTATAAACCAACTCTGTTTCCTCCGACGGATGTAGTTCAAAATTTACTGTTTTTGCGGTACTACTATCATAAAGTGCTTTTCCACTCAACACAAAGTAACCCCAAGAAACCGTTACTGGCAAGCGGTAGTAGTGTAACCCAATGCCAGTCGTTACAATAGAGCCGTTACTAACCTTAAGCCTACTCCTAAACTCAGTGTATACTGGGCGAGATGGCGTAGGTCTAGTTAATGGTCCTGAAGTTATTACGTCTTTAAACCTGTTAGTATCCACATATTCCGCTCCAACATCACCAACCTCAACTCTAGACAACCTATATATGTAGCTGGGTAAAACCACAGAGCCTCCCATTACCGCGAAACCACTAACACCAGTTGGCCCAAGCATCGATATAAAAACATCAAGCTTCTGCCTAGTGAGACTTGTGGTGTCTCGATTAACAGTATCAACCCCGTCCCTCATCTCAAAATTATTTACATCATAGTGGTATTGTTCAAATATTTCTATTTGAGCTTGGTTAGCATATAAATTAAACTCTTGGGGCGTTATATACCCCCTCTGCTCTTTATTTGCAAGAGATAAAACTCTTTGATATACCGTGTCTATAAGTACCATAATTTTTTTTATTTATTATACGGGAACAATCTGTTTAAAACATCTTTTCTCTCCCCACAACCGCAATCTTTTTTAACAACCTTGCTTATTGTGTCTACAACCTTCTTGATTCCAGTTGCCTTTGTTATTTTCTCTATAGTATCCCCTAATCCCTTTGATTTCTCTTCCATATAATTAGATTTAGTAGTTTACGATCGCCCCCGAAGAGCGATCGTATCTACAGTTAGATTAATTCAATCTTTTTTCAATATTGGAGTAAATCTCCATTCCTTCATCTGTTTTAAACCATGAAGCTAAAGCGGTGTAAGGGTGCTCATCAAACGGTATAACCATTAGTTTCCTACCGTTGCTACCCCACATAAAGTTTCTCTGATCAGAAGATAGTCTTAATATTCCAGCTTCAACGGCTTTGATACCAAAGTTTCTCAACATCACGTTTTCATCATCCGCTAACTCTAAGAAGAGTTTTGGGTTGTTACGAGCAAATACTAATAAATCTCTTTTAAGTTCCTTAGAACTCAAGTTAGACACGTCAGAACCTCTCTCTACACGCATGATAGCTTCCGCCATATCAATATCTATGTTCCTCGCCGCGATCAACGCATCAACTTGGATATTTAATATATCGATCTCTTCCGCAGCAATACCTTCTGGTTTGTGTTCGTAGTAGATCATATCTTTGTTTGGGTGGTATAAAGATAGTAGTTTCTGTAAAACCGTTTTTTCTTTTGGCACAAATAAAGATCCAGATCTAAATATAATATGCTCTAGTCTTTGGTCTCCTTTCATCTCATCTACAAATGGAGTTTTTTGGTTTTGACAATATTTCAATTCTCTTTCATAACCTTTTTCCTCATCAAAGTAGTAAACCCCCGCTGCTTTAATTGATCTAGATAAAGGTTTTTTTCCATCCTTTAGGTGGTACACCCTATCTTTTATCTCCCACTCATTAGTAGGTTTTAATCTTTCTCTTGCTATAGCTTCTTCAACTACAGTATCGTCAAAAAATTCTTTAACTACTTCTTCCATTGTTTCAACTTCTTCGAAGTCTTTTTCTATTAAAGGTTCTACAACCTTTTGTGTTTTTTGTTTTTTTGCCATGATATAATATAATAATAATTAATAAAAATAAAGGGGTTGGGGAATTACCCCCAACCTCTTAAATATAAATAGTGCCTAGTTCATTAACATGAAATTGTTAGCACCTTGTGTAACCAAACATCTTTCAGATAACATGTGAATTTGCATTGCATCTAAAGCAGACGTAGAAGCTCCAACTGAACCAGTAGTCCATGTTTTCATCTTTCTATTGTCAGTTTGAGAAGCTCTGTAACGAACATGTAAGAATGGGCGTTTCAAGTTTTTACCTAACGATTGGTCATAAACAGTCGACGTTCCAGCAGGTACGATAACACCTCTAATTGCTTGTGCAGCATTAGCAGCATTAATTCCACCTCTTGTAGCGAAGTCATTTAAGTATCTAAAGTCAGACTTGTAGAAGTCATAAGAACCTCTTCTGAAACCAGAGAAACCTAAGTTCAAAGCCATATCTTCAGAATTGTCAAATACTCCGTAAGAAGTACCTCCAGCTCCGTAAGAATTCATAGAAGCTAACATGTCATCCATTGCTAACGAAGTAGCTCTGTTTACAAACATCATGTTTTCCTCAATAGCTCCTTGCTTATCGAATTCAGCTAAGATAGCGTCGAATTCAGCTAAATCAGTAGCAGCATTAACCCCAGTAACACCAGAAGTTAAATTCCCTCTTGATTCAATAGCAGCGAATAAACCTTCAGTACCAAAAGCATTACCATTTCCGTTGACAGTTAAATCAGCGTCAGTAGCAGCAGTTGTATCTAAACCTTTAACACCCTCTAGCATAGCCATTTCCAAGTGATCGTTAAAACGAGCTCTTGTGTCTGATTCAGCTTTTAAGTACCATAAGTAACCTGATCCACCAGCTTCAGAAGCAGTTTCAACCCATCCAATTCTAGAAGAATCAGAACCTGACACTTCATAGTAGTCTTTTAGGATAATTGGCTTATTTGAGTAAGTCAAGAATGAAGGTTGATTAGCACCTCTCGCATCTGTAGCATTACCAACACCAGCTTCAGTGTAGTAGCTTTGTCCTTTACCATACTCAGAACCATAAACTAATACAGTTGTTCCTTTATTCACATTCGTGTGGACAATTGTTGTTGCCCCGTAAGGCTCAACTTGGATAGTATCTGCTGAAATAGAGATAACTAAAGCTTTTACAACTTGATTAACATCAGATATAATGACAGTGTCATTAACTCTAATACCGTGACTTGCACTAGCGCCAGTCTCAATACCATTTACATGGTAGTTGTTTTGATCTATATCACCTTGGATTAGTATCGTTCCAGTAGTTGCTACTGTTTTTGCTACATAAGATAAATGTAATCTACCTTGCTCAGACCAAATTACTTGGTCAGCAGTCATAGACTCTTCAGCTCCTACTTGTGAAAGAAATCCTGAAATAGTTCTCGGTCCGAAAACTTCAGCTTCTTTTTCCATAAGATCTGGTAAATATTGTTGTGCCCAACCGCCGGAGCCGTTTAGGTCTAAATAATTTGAAGATAGTGCTTGCTGTATTGCAGCAGGAGTACTATTCAACAATGGGCCTTCTGTTAGTGCCATAATTTTGTTGTTTTAATTTTTAAATTTATTGTTTTTAATTTTAAACTTAAAGTCAGATGAGTCTTGGCTTAACACTTTATATGTTGTACCACTTGTTTTTACCTCCCCATGACTTTGTCTTGGGTTCATATCAACATTCTTGGCGTTAGCGATACTATTCTTCATAGCATCTGCCTTGCCTTGGTCGTAAAAGTGTTTTGCAACAGCGTCAGCGTTCATTGCCGTGTAAAGAGATTTGTGATAACCCTTAGCATCTGATAATGTATTATTTTTGTCCAAAAACTTTTTGGTAAAATTATTTATATCACTTTGGGTGTTCTTAACCTCTTCAGCATTGTTAACATTAAATCGATATTTTTTGTCCCCGACATTATATTCAAAACCTTTGAACTTGTCATTAAAAACCTGCTCGGTCTTCTGGGTAAAAACATCTGTATTTTGCTTAGCTGCTTTTTGAGTTACTTCTGACTCCTTGTTATATCTATCAAAGAAATTGACAGCTTTCTGCTGCTCGTTTGTGAGCTTCGATCCAGCTTTAATGTCTTGATAGTATTTAGACTTTTGCCCGTCTAGGTGGCTTTTAGCGTTGGCAACTTGCTCTTTTAACGCTATCTTTTTCTTTCTTATTTCTCTATCATCATCGATATCTTCATCATAAGAGAATGTGTCTTCCATTAGGAAGCTAATCTCTTCACTATCTAAATGAGGTTTTGTTTGGTTGTAGAACTCTATTAATAAGCTATTGTCATCTAACTTACTGTAATCTTGATTAAGCTTTACGTAATCGCTCATATCACCACCGGTCTCTTCCATGAAGTCAACTAGTTTTTGGATATTTTCGGGTAAATCTTTCCCCAAAGCCTCTGCCTCCGCTATAACCTCTTCAACCTGCTCTTCTATCTCAGCGACCTCCTCTTCAGTAATTTCTTCTAATACTGTAGTTTCTTGTGCTTGAACTTCCGGTTGTACTTCTTCTTGTTCTTGTGTGGTGTCGGCATTTTCAACGCCATCAACCACTCCGCTGTCGTCAGCGTTACTTTCTTGAGTTTCATCTTCTTTTGGCGTTGGGGGTTTAGATAAATCAACTTTAGTTACCGTTTGTTCAACGACTTCAGATGGTTGCTTCATTTTCATCTTTACTTTTGTAACGTCACCCTTAGGTCCGTTGACAGTCTTTTCTACTGCTTCTTTCTTTTTCTCTTCCATAATATAATATAATAATAATTAATAAACTTACCTAGGGTCAAACACGCCTAAATCAAATCCGCCACCTAGTATATCATTACCTGATGATTCGAAGTTTTTAGGTGGTTTACCACTATTTCTTTGATCAATCAACTCACTTTGTTGAGATGCTTGAATTTTTGTTCTTTCGTCTTTACGATCTTCCTTTTCTTTCTCACCAGTTTTTTTACCATCAACCTCCATTCCTTTCAACTGCATATTCATTTGGAATTCTAATTGCATTAGCTCTTTCTTATGTTGAACCTCCTGCATCATCTTCTGAGAAGCTAACTGGGCTTTTAATTGCTCTAACTCACCTTGACTAGAGGTTAGCGCTTGGTTTTTCTGAACCTCACTTTGCGCCGCTGCTTGGGCTGCTTGCTGGTTCATCTGACTTTGCATCTGCATGTTCTTCTCCTGTAGGGCTTGGTCTTTATCTAATTTTTTCTTCCTACGTAGTTTCAAGAGTTGGTTAGCTAGCTTTATATTCTTTATATCCCTCACATCAATAGCATCAGCAAGCTCTATGACTTGTTGTTGTAAGGCCATTTGTATGTTATTCTCTAACATCATTCTCTCCTCTTCATCTGGTTGTAGATCTATGAATATACCAAAGTCATATAAGTGTAATTCCTTAATCTCCTCTAGTACAGCCGCGTTGTGAACCCCGATAGCTTGGATAAAAGCATCCTTTGTTGGGGAGTATTCTATGATATCAGATACTCTTAGTGATAAAGCTTCACAAACCTCTGCTGTTAAGAACAGTCCTGATTGTAATATATGCCTAGTTGCGGTATTAGAATTAGCAGCTGCCATCTTCTGAACGCCAACTAAAGCATTTTTATCTGGAGTACTGCCATCAGAAGCTTCGTTGAGGCCAGTTACGTCTCTTATCATTTGCAGGTAGTAGTTATATGTACCTATCAAAGCTTGCATTTTATTACCGCCAGACCCTGATGTTATTTCTTGAATAGGTACTTTACCTGGATTCATATCCCCATCACTCGTAAAACTCCTCCCAATAACAGATCCTGTTTGGAAGAACATGTTTAAAGCTTCTTGTGGATTGTAGTTTGTTCCATTACCCAAATCTATCTCAGCCAAACCATCAGCATCTAAGTAAACACCATCTGGAACCATTCTAGATAATATCTGTTGTAACTTTAAATGAGTCAACTGAATCATATCAGCAAACCCAGTGATTCTTTTAACTAATGAATCAATTCTACCATTGTACATCCTTGGAGCTACAATAGCATAATTCATTTTAACCTTAGTATAGTCGCTTTTAGGTCGCATCATGTTTTTAGCCAGCTCCCATTTAAGTAACTTATCCGTACCAAGAATCATAGCTCCCTCATAAAGACACTCTATAGATCTTAGCATCCTACCGTATCCACCTTCTTTCTCTTCTGGTGGATTATATTGGTCATCTCGTGGTATAATCTTATCTCCTCCAGTTGGCGTCTCTTTAACTTTATAAACCTCATTCATGTAGGTTTTGTAATTAAAGTATACAACTTGAATAGTGTTATTGTCCTCTTGGTCTGTTGAGTACCTAGAGTTTTGGTTAGATCTATTGCTGGACTTGTTTTTCATTATATCCTCAAGATCTTCTTCTGACAAATGAGGGAATTGTTTTGCTAATTCATTTACTGGGATGGATTTAACTTCACCCACGTAGTATATGTCCTCAAAATAAGGCGAGTCAGTATATGAATAAACAAGGTTAGCTGGGTCTACGTAATCTACAGTCACACCCTCTGATGTGTTGAAGTTTGTTTTAGTAGCCCCAATCCCAAGTACAGTAAGGTCATAATAGAATTGCTTTTTAGTTAACTCATACCTATTACCCTCTAGTAAAGTGTTTATAGCTTGTTCCTCTGCTATCTCGATAGATTGCTTATATGTTAATTGCATGTGAAGCTCTAGCTCTTCTTGAGTCTCTGGTAACTCTTCAATTTGACTTTTCCTAACATCTAAACCTAAATCTTGCTTCACAGCCGCATTAAATTCCTTTAACCTCATATCTTTTAAGATATCCTCCATATAAGCGGTTCTCTTCGAAACCCCGTTTGGATCTTGAGAATAAGCCTTAACGTCATAAGTTCTTTCAGCTATACCATTGACAACTATATCTACAAACTTAGATATAATTGGGACAGGCTTCCAATCTAAATTAAGATAGGACAAATCACCGTTGATCGATAACTCATCCTTATACTTTTGAACAGATTGTTCACCTCTAGCGTACAATCTTAAATTGTGAAAATCATTGAGGTTGGATTTATATCTACTAGAGTTCCCATCGTTAAACCATTCCTGCTCTATAGCTTTACCTACTTTTAACCCATACTCATAGCTTAACTTTTCAGCATCGCTAACTGTTTGACTTGGGAAATAACTTTTAATGCCAGACTCTGCCATATTTATTACTTGATTATTTGTGAATTGTTTCCAGTGTTTGTGTATCTGGAAACGTTTATACTTAATTTAGGTTTTTCAACCAATGCATTCGGTCTATATAAGTGTCTGTTATTAGCCATAATAGCTAAACCAGAACTTATAGACGCATCATGCTTTGTTCTTTTGTTTATGTCGAACTTTGTCCAATCATTCAGGAGCTCATTGAAATAACAATCTCCGTGAGTTCCATCTTCTTTTATACCTATGTGATCTTGAATATACATCTCGATCGCAGCGGCATGTGCTTGTTTTATATCTTCACTTGAATTGGGTATTCCACCAACCTCTTTTTCTGCTACAGATAATTTGTTCCATAGCTTATCTGGCCTATTCATACTAAACCCTCTATAGCCTCTTCGCCTTAGATAATATAATAAACGTGGTTTATTATTCTCTGCTAATATTGGCATCCCATAAAAGATTAAGGCCATTAGAACGTCTTCAAAAAACATCTCAGCCGTCGGAGGTCTTGATAAGTACTCTAAAAAGAAACTGTTTGCAGGAGCATCTTCCATTGAAAATTTAGTTAAGCCGTGTAAAGCTCCTTTTGACCCAACTCCATCAACAGTTCCTGATATATCGTAACTATCACAACCGAATGAACCCATATGCTCATTTCCCGGGTACTTTATACCATTCTTAAGAACGACGTTATTCTGTATCTGCTGGGGCGGAACCCAACTTACTTTAAACCTACCTTTTTTATCTGGATAAAAAATTACTTGCGAATCCTTGATGCCATCAACCCATTGGAAATTACCTTGAGTAACGCCAGTAGTATTTTTCATCTCCTCATTGTAATCTATCTGTTCGTACAGCTTAACTAGATTAAAGATACTTCCTTTCGTTTCATCTCTAAACGCGTGTTCTGTTGTTCTTGGGAACTGACGGTAGAATTCGTTCAATCCATCTGAATCATCTTTTAAACCATCAACTTCATTCTGCCAGTTATCTATTACGCCTACATCTATTAATTCACCGTCTGGCGCGAATCTATCGATATCAGGAGTAGTGAAAACTGGAACTCCGTACTCATCAATAAATCCCTCGTAGTTCCATTCCATTGGGATAAACAGAGAGTATAAACCAGACTTTGTCTGACCGTTTCTATTTCGTTTTGTAACATCTGAGGAGTTGTATAGTTTTTTAAAATTCTCTCCACCTTTATCCAAGGCGTTTGAGGTTGATCCCATCATACACTTACCGATAATCCGACTACCTAATCTTAAACAAGTTTTTGTAACTCTCCAGTTATTTAATATATTGTCTGGTCTTTCCCACTTACCACTCTCATCATGTACTAGTAATGCTAATTTTTCACCATCATAACTATTGTCTCCAGTATTCTTCCAGTCAATCGTTGTATCTAACCCCTGTATGTCTTCCAGTTTTTCATTAGCCGTGATCTTTTTCCTTGTAAACTTACTAGCAGGTACACGGTAAGCAAGCTCGGACTTTGGGCGATCCATACCATCTTGGACAGGTTTAAAAAAGAATGGGTAATTGATTGATATAGGTACAACTTTGTCGGTAAACATTTTTTTAGCATCAGCTCCAGATTTAGATAAGATTCCATATCTACTATCACTCGCAAGAGTGGCTAAATTAACTGTTTCCGCTGACGACATAAAGGAAAATCCAGATCTTCTATTTTTAAGGTAGCACATACCATAGCATCTTTTATCTGCTTTGCAGGCTTCCCAAAATATAAAGAACAATCTATTTGCTTCTCTAAAGTCTGGTGCTCCAACGTCAATCTTACTCCATTGTAGATACATGTACTGAGTACCTGTTATCCAAACTGGTTTACCATCATTTGTAAACCAAAACCCCTCCTCCCTTCTTCTGAACTCCTCATCTATATAATCATGCCATTGATCCTTTTGATCCTCTGGGTAAGCACGCCAATCAAAGATGTTCTTTAAGCGCTCTAATTCCTTCGGTTGAGTAAATCTAACCCATTTATCTTTCGGGTCCTTATACACGTCCTTAGGTGCCTTAGGTAGAGCGATGACTAGGTTTTGTATCTCTATGATTTCTCCTATCTGACCACTGCGAGATAACACTATTAGATCATGTTCCTTATCATAACCATACTTCCACTTCTTACCCTTGTTCATCCTATGGATAGTGGTGTTTTTTATCGGTTCAACCGTTTTAACTAATGATTGCTCGTAGATCATTTAGATCTACCTTCGGCGAATCCCTTAAAGGTTTTATCCTTCTTGTCTTCTATTACTTTCCCTTCTAATAAGTTCTCCTCCTCTTCAATCCTATTAAGTATCTCAAAAGCATCGAATATAGCTAGTTTTTTTGAGGCAGCCGCATTCTTTAGCTTGTCAGCTGTTAAATCGTCTTCGGAATCAGTTACTATAGCTTCTTTCGCTACTTTAATCAGTTCCTCAACTGCTTTGTGCC